CAGGAAGTTCATATCAATATCTTCTCGTTTTTGTATTGGTCTTGCAAGTTTTGCAACTGCTAATAATCTTGCTTGATCATCATATAAACCTACAGTAGTAATATATGGTTTCCATGCACTTCCTGTAAACTGATTTTGTATAAGTTCACTATTTGGTTTTCTCAATGTTGGATTCATACTTACATTACATTCACCGGCTGGAACTTTTACCAACACTTCGTTTTCATAAATAGTTCTTGATGATTTATGTTCTAAGTCAAATTCGTTATGTAATGCATAATGATATTTTGGTAATGGACTTGAGACATTTATTTGACCTGTTCTATAAAAAACATTTCCTACAACTGACGTTTGATATGCACTACTACTATAATAATTATTATTTCCTAAACTTGAAATTTGAGCAGAAGTTAAATGTTTATTATATATTCTTATTTCATCTAAACTTCCAGATAATTGATTACTTCCAGAAAAATCTACTGCACCAAACATTAAATGACATGGATTTTGTAAATTATTTTTTTTACCATGGAACATATCTGGTCTACTTCCTACTTCAGTACCATTTAAATATATTTGTAATACTGATGAAGATTTTTGACATACTATATGATTCCAAGAACCTGTAACAGCAACTGATGATGTACATTCTTGTATTTCAATTCCATCACTTCTTCTGAATACTAATTTTCCAGCT